ACTGGAAGCTAAAGGTTATCACCCAATAGCTTTGCCAGGTTGATTAAAGAGACGATTCCGCTTTGCGGCTTCTGAGGCAGACGCCTTCCTCGCCCCATAACTAACGCTTCTGCCGCAAGGCCGAGATGGTGAGTTCTTGGGGACAAACGCAATCACCTTGAGGCGGTATTCGAGGTGGATTTCTTCTCGCTGACAAATAACTGCGCCCGGCAGGAGTCGAACCTGCAACCTCCGGGTTCGAAGCCCGGCACTCTGTCCAGTTGAGCTACGGGCGCAATCTAATTTTGGCGTTTCTTCATCGTCAATGCGGTTTGCTTGTCCAACCGTATCCGATATAGTCCTATGTTTTCCGGTCTGAAACGCCAAGTTTCGCGCCAAGTTTTTATCGTCTGTCCCTGTGGCAATCGCCGCTTGCGCATTCCGGCTCGGCAGCGACAAATCCGGCAGGGATTTCACCGCTTGCGCTTCTTGCCCGGTTAGTGTATGCGTATATCGGCTCATAGTCAAATTTATATCACTATGCCTCATAATTGATTGCGCAACCTTTGGATGAACGTCTGCCGCCGCTAACAACGTCCCGCAAGTGTGCCGCAAGCTGTGAAAGTCCGCAAACCTGCCTCCAGCGTCAACGTAAGCAATGCCAGCCGCCTCCAAATCAGCTTTAATAAGTAAATGGGTCTTATCGCATAGCCGTTTGTATCTACCTCCGAACGCTTTAACCCCCGGCAGTTTGCCTATAAAGAATTGCCCCAGATTCGCCGCCGTATCAGCCCTAAGTGGTAGCAATGCCTCTATATGGTTTTTGGTGTGCTGTGATTCAACCTTCACAGTGAGATTATCCAAATCGAATGAATCGACGCGCAAGCTTCTTAATTCGTTCGCCCTCAGTCCGGTTTCAATCGCAAGCCGATACAGCAAAGCCCGCTCAGGCCCGGACATACCAAAACTCTCCGGCCCTGCCGCCGCCGCCTCCAGTAACCGCCGCGCCTCATCGGGTTCAAGCGCACGGCGTTTGTGTTTTATGTCCTCAGATTTTACAGCAACACAATCAAAATGCTCAAGCGGTGATTCACTGGCCCTTCTCTGGCTTACCATCCACTTGCAAAATTGCTTTATGCTCTTTTGATAATCGTTTCGGGTCTTTTTGCTTTGTTGTAAGTCGTCTAAATAAGTTTCGATTCTCGCTGCCGATATATCCCCCCAATGAGAAAACTTGCAGCCCTCAAATATCACCTTAATCCGCGAAAACATCAAATCGACATACTCAGCAGAACGCGCCTTTGCCTGTAATGATTCTTTGAAACTTTCAAGATGTTCAGTTAAAGGTTTTCCCCCTAAGGCGCGCTCCGGGTCGATAAGCCCTATTTTGGCAAATCTCATTCGCAACCTACCCGGAACGCGCTCCAGCCAACGACTTAACGCCGGGGGTATTGGCTCATTGCTTCCCCTACATTCTACAAGGCGCAATATCTGCTTGCCAAAAGATTCGGTCGCGTCCCGGTCTGTGTAACCCGGAAAACGACGAATGATATTTTTATGGTCGCGCAACTCTAACCACCATTTTTTGACCTCGTGCGATTCCCCGGCCTTGTCTGTGTATAATGCTCTATAAACTCTCATTTTTCACCTGCCTTATAAAAAGTGGGCAGGGACTATGAACGCTCTATAAGAGGCGCGGCAATGCTTGCGCAAAAGCCCATCCCCGCCCATAATTTCGGATTGTTCAAACGAATTGACCTTATAGATTTTCATAAGCTCAATTTACCTTCAACCCGCTAACTTGTCAAGATAATTATTTTCTCAAAAAATAAGACCCGCCGGGCCGGAATATAACCGCTGCCTTAGACGGCTAAAATTTCCCGGCGGGTCTTTGCCGCAAAACATCTATAAATAAGAACGGTTCGCTTCACGTCTTGCTTTCCTCAATCTGCGCCTTGCATCGGTTTATAATTCTGCCAGCGTGAAGGCATTGCCGCTCAATTTCCTTTTTTCTATCGCGCTGTGCCGCCATAAATTCATCAAATTCGTCGCAAACGTCTTTGACGTAGGCATCGTAGCTGGGATAACCTTTATAGCCGCCCGTGTTGGCTGCGCTTCGTTTTTGCTCAACCAAAACAGAAACGGTTGTGTCGTTGTAAGCGGGGTAAGTTACAGGGCCAACGTCGTAAAGTTTATCAACCTTTTCGATAGTTCTCAGGTCGATTTCACCTGGTCTCTGTGCAAATTGCCAGCGGTCTTTTGCAACCGTAAAACTAAAACTGCATCCGGTTATGTCCCTTCGTTGAATCCGGTTTGTTATGCTTTCGCTAAGACCATCACCGGATATTAGGTCGCAATAGAATAGCAAACCTGTGCCATCCTGATATAAACGCAAGGTTTTGCTGCTGCTCCTGCCAAGCACCTGATTGCTATCGTGGTTTATAAGTCCCCGGACATCGGATATTTTCAGCGCATCGGTAAACGCACCCGGCGCAATCTGCTCGACAAAGCCGCCTAAGTTAAGTGAGTTTTTTGAGAAAACAGCCGCATACCCGACAAGTTTTTTTTGGCTGCCTTTACTGTCCGTCACCGGCTCGGCCTGCAATAAACTTTCCCCCGCTGGCGCGGACGTTACAAGCCGCCGCTCGATACCGCCGACGTTTACGGCCTTTGCATCTTTTTGTTCTGCCGATTTCGTCAACCTTGCCCGAAGGGATGAATTTTGCCAGCCGGTTTGTAATGCTCTCAATTCCTGTTCGGTCTTGTGCAATTCCTCTCTTACTTCGTGATTATCGGGGCGAATATCCAGTTCCTCATTGCATAGCCGCTTCAATGCCGTCAATCGGACGTTCTCATCTTCATAAAATCTATTCGCGGATTTTGCGCCAGTAACCAAACGGCTTTGCGAAAAATCTGTTCGTTCGATAATACATTCGTTACTCATTTTAAGTTCCTTAAACACCTTATTTTATTTTTTCTTCATCAAGGCCGTAGGGATTGCACAAATTGTTTTCTATGTAACCCCCCAAACTACTCAAACCGATTAATTGCCCGCCTTTAAGCAGTGCCCGCTCATACGTTGTCACTATTCCGGGGCGATAACCTTCATCTAAACCTGCCCTGTTAAATTCTCCGTCCGCAACAACCTTTTTTTGCAGTATTTTATTAAGCTGCTTCAATGCAGATATTTCCGGCTTAACAATCTCGTCAATATACCATTGTTTCCACGCATCGCACATTTCACGCTTCACTCGATTTTTGGTCTGCATTAGTTTTTCTTCCTGCGCCGCTCTTTTTTGCTCAATACCTTTTTTTATTTGAAGCAGGACTCGTTTTTGTGATTCAGGAGTTACATTAGGCATTTCATCAATAGGCGTCCCGGCCAAATACTTTTCGGCGTAATCTTCGACCGAAGTCGCCGCCGCCGGTTCTGTCGGGTAGTCCCGAATATCACTATCGAAACGCCTTGTGACTTCTTTTACTATCCCGTCCAAGCGGTCGAGTTCTTTTTGTTCCCTAATTACGTCAGGATGATTTTCAACGTGCGGCAAATCATCCAATAATCCCGGAAATGATTTTCTAAACTCTACTGCCGCTTCTTTGAACGACCTCATTGCCAATACATCTTTCATTTTTATTTTCCTTAAAAAAGTTTTCTGTTTGGTTTATATTTCCTGATAGACAACCTCATAATCTACCCGGCGTCCCTTGCGTTTCAGATTTTCGTCTGTCGTTTCAGCTATGGCGTCCGATTCGTTTGTGGGCCTGCATCGTTCAACCTTAAAATTGCCATATATGCCCTTTGTGGCGTTTAATACGTCTTGCAGGGCTTCGGACAAAGCAATTGCGCCCGTCATCGTAGAAGCCCAACAAGTGAATTGATAAGTTTTCTTTTTTAGCGCGATAGTTTCCTGCGCCGTGTCATTAAACCCTGTTGCATCCTGCTGGTAAACTATGGCGGGCAATGCTGTCCCTTGCGGTATCTCGTGAAGGTAAACTTTTGCTGTCGATAATATAATCATTACCTCGTTGCCAGTCATTGTTATCGACGAAAATAAAACTTCTTCGATATTGTCATAATGAATTAAATCCTCAGTCCCTGCCCCGTCGTTGTAAAGAAAAGCAATCTCATCGGTCGAAAGTGCTTTATTGAAAATCATCGTATCGTCAAGACCACCGAAAAGCATATCGTTTGCAGTATCCCATTCAGACCAGTTATAGTTGCCTATGTAAAGATTAAGGGAATTTGTATAATTTGACATCGTGATATTATTATCTGATATGTATGAACCAGCAAAAACGCCGTCGAAATAAATTGATAATTTTACCTTGCTTCCCGATTGTTCAGCAACAACAACTATGTGATGCCAGTCATTAGTATTGTCGCCGGCAGTAAACAAAGCAGAAGTTTCGATAGAGGTTAAAGCTCCGCCTGCTCCGTATTCAAAATACAATCCACCCGCCGGGGTTTGGTGTAAGGTAATTAAATTGTTTTGTGACGTATCACTTACGCCGAAATAGGCATCATAAGTAGGCGGCCTGCCGTGAATCGGTTTGACCCATATACTCATTGAAAAGTTATTTCTAAAAGTTGATTGGAAAGTTGCGTTGGTATTAATCTTGTCGGCTAATGCCCCCCAATAAAACGAACCATTTATTTTGCCGGCCCTATGAATAGTATGCGTATCGGCTTCGCCACCACTATAAGTTCCATTCGAGAATCCCTGCGAATCGACAACAACCGCGCTTGCAGCGTCATCGTTGAGCTTATATTTCGCTACGCAAAATGAAGTTAAATCAATCACCATAAAAAGACCTCACCGATTATTGAAAAATTTGTTTTTCTTGTTATCGCTGCCGCCGTTTGGCGGACTAAGCCGCAAACCCGTCCGCGCTGAAGGATTAAGTCCGTAATAACGCCCCAGCATAGTTATTGATTTATTAAGTTCGCTCATTATTTTTACCTCTGGTCTTTCACGTCTTAATAAATGCCCCGCTTTATTTTTTGTTGTGTAAGTAAGTCCATTTTTTTCCAAAGATTTTATAACAAGCCCCCACTCAAAAATTTGCAGGCACAGGCGGCCAAGTCCCTCACTGTCAAGCGGTGATAACGGTACGCCAGCTTTGATAATCTTCGGTAGAAGTTCACCCCAAATCTTCATAGCTTTAAAAGGCAACCAAGTCGGCGGCTTCGGTATCTCCGACGGCAAATCCAGCTCATTCTTCCGTTTATAAACCTGTCTGCTACCGCGCAACTTTAGAATTTTCAGTTCCGTAGGTTTTGGCCCGGCAATTCCCATAAGTTCAACCCTTAAAAGCAAAGTCCCTTTTTTGAGAGAAATAGGCGAATAAAACTGCGCGCGTGAAGGCCGTTTTTGATTAATTTGCGCCCCGGATAATACATAGTCCCCCGCATCTCTTTATTTGACAAGGACTTGCAGCACACCCCGCCACTATCTCGCCTTGTTGCAATCGGTGCAGCTTCGCCGCCAATAGTCCCCAGCCTCTTTGTGTCATCCTGCCTTTTATCTCCGTCCAGACGCTTACCCATTGCATCCTCAAGCCCTACAATCGACGATGTTTGCTTGTTGATAGTCCGGCAGGGGGGTTTTGCAATCTTGCCTTGTTTATGGCCTCGATGATACCCGGCTATTGCATCGAATACGCGCCCTCGATGTTCATCTTGTTCTATCTCAAATAAATCTTTTCGCATTGTCTTTAACCTAACCGTGTCTTATGTACCCTATGTATTCTCTATTTATATATACATATACCATTCTAAAAATTATCACTTAAATTAAGGTTACATAGGACACATAGGACACAAGCCCTCATAAACATATCCTCTTGAATCTCTACTGCCTGTCCGTTTACGTTCTATGCCAGGGAAAACCCGCCGGACTTCTTTACCGAATGTGCGGTCTGCCAGAGAATGACAACCCTTTACATCGCACCATACGCGATATTGCCGGTAAACTTCCTCACAACTAACATTATCGCCGTTCCTTGTATTCTCATAATATTCCAGTAGAAACGCTCTTGCTGGGTTTGCATCCTGCCGGTACTGTTCAAGCATCGCGTTGCTGCTTTCAGGCATAGTAAACCGACCGACTGCATTAAGTTTTCGCAAGCCCTCTATGGCAAAATTTAATACGCCGGGTAATTCTTTTTTTATCTCATCGGCCAGCGTTTCGATTTGTTGCTCCGGAGGGACAACCTTATCGAAGGGGACTAAGAGGATTCTCCGCCATATTGCTTGTGATTTATCGTTAAATCTGGGCAAGTCGTTTGTGGCAACCATAATTTTAGCTGTGGGGACATCGGAAATTGCATCCCTAAATTTTCGCTCAAAAGTCATCCTGTCACCAGCAACAAACGATTTTAGCGTGGTCTCAGCAATTTCGTCGATAAGTCCGCTGCTTTCGTGGGTCAGGTTTACCATCTTGCCTTGTGTTGCAATCAGAGAAAACGGATTATTAAACCGGGCAATTGGGACTTCTGAGCAATTTTCAAAGCCGACAAGATTCTGAATTACCTCAAAGAAAACGCCTTTGCCGTTCGCACCTTCGCCAACACAAAGCAGGAATTTTTGTTGTCGTAGGTCTGGACGCAACAAATACCCAAGCCACTGTTGCAATAGCAGAATGTAATCAGCCCGGCCCGTCATAACATCATTAAGAAAAGTCAGCCATAATTTACATTCGGCCTTCGGGTCATAATCGTAAGGTAATTGCACAAACGAAAAATAATCCGGGGTATGCGGGATAAGCTCCGCCTGCCCGTCCCGGCGTAAGACAAGCAACCCGTTTCTCATAGAGAGGGTAGTAACCGCGTCCTGTTGGGTGTTATCCCACTCATTCAGGGTTTTGGTTTCAGGTCTTAATACTCTACCGGCAAGGCACAACCGTATATCTGCGATGCGGCTTTTGCGAATCGGGACTATCGGCTCTTGTTTCACGTTTACGCCGTAGCTGGAATTATGGCTCTGTAAGTGTCTTGTAATTCGCAGGTCGATTTCCAAATCGCTCACCCTCGACCATCGACCGACAGCCCACTGGTAAAAGTCCCCGCACCAAGAGGCAAGCGTATATCGGCCCTTGCTTAAATGTTCTTTGCCGGGAATTTCATCGGGATTAGGGTCGAAAAGATAATCGAGCAATATCGCTTCGGCAATCTTATCGGGGTCAAAATAAAATGAATCGGGTTTTTGGTTCATCGCCGCCCCTTCATAGTTCTTTCCCAAACCTCGCGCGACGGGCATCGGTTTTGAATCCAATTTTTCAATTCATTCACGTCCCAACGTGGCGCATCAATCAAACGAATCGGCATAGGCACAAGGCCCGCGCTGTGCATCGAATAGAATTTTGAGCGCGATATGCCAAGCAACTTTGCGGCTTGTTCGGCTCGGACTAATAGCGGCTCGATAGTAACAACCTGTTGATTATCGTTGCTCAATTTCCGCTCCGTATCTGGATACCATACAAGCCCTGTTTGATTGCCTCAATTTGCTGGTTATCGAATAGCCGGATAATTCCGATTCTTGAAGCTGGTTTTAGACGCTGCTTTTGGATAATATAATTAACCCGGCTCGGCGGCTCGCCTAATGCGTCCGCGATTTCCGTTGCCGTCTTGTCGTTTCTTTCTGTCATATCTTGACCTTTCAAAAAATCTTTATACCCCTCCATATATATTGGTAATTAGATAAGGCGGATGTTGATTAAGAGAAAGGTAATTAGCGTTTTTAGGCGGATAATGAGGAAAAATAGATAAAACGGATTTTTTCAAAAATCCATTTTCGTCCGTTTAGGGTGTTATTTTGGGGATGTTTTTTAATGCTATTGTCTGTTGTTTCATCCGATATTCGCGTGCGCCTCTAAGGTATCTTTTCCAAGTATTAAAGTCCGGCAGGTCTTTATTGTATTGTGAGCATCCATTGTCATTAAGCCAGTCATATACCTGATTATCAAATCGAAGTTCTTTTCCGCGCTGTGTTGCCTCGTGCATTGCCTCTTTGTAACTATCACTGGCCCTTCTAAAACGAAGGGGTATCTCTTTGATTGTTATATCCGTCCCGGCGTCTGCGCCCTTAACGGTTTGCGCTTCTTTATCCAGCTCATCCGCCACAAGCCCGCAATCCTCGAAGCGGGTCTTAAAAAAGTCCATTGCTGCATAAGACAAATTAGCTCTTACCCGTAGAATCCTTATTAGCTCTTGCCAGAGTGCTATTTCCCCGCCTATTTCCGATTTCCTATGGCCTTCATTGTATGCAGCAAAAAGCTGATTCTCAAATTCCTTGAAACATCCCATACGCAAAGCGCGACGGATAGAGCATCCGGCAGCAAAAACGAAAGATTTTTCTGTAAGGCCCGGAGTATTAGGCAATATGCGAAGTAGCTCTGCATCACACTTAATCCTGTCGGATAACGTTTTCGGCTTTTTGGTTTTGGCAAGCTCTGAAAGCCCGCCGGTTTGCTTTTTGTGTTTGCTCATATCGACCGTCCTTTTATTATTCGAGACAAACCGGGCAAAGGCAAAGGACGGTCAAATCCAAAACCCTGCCCGGCTGTCCCAAACATTGTTATTTAACCGCCACCGCCGCTTTTGCTTTCCGTGTTGCTTCGTCTTTGTCCCATTGCTCGATTTGTTCTTTGTCCTCTATCGTTAAAAGGTCTTTAACATCGTCGCCAAACTCTCTGGCTAAGCATGGGCGCATTTCCTGAATCATATCGCTCCAGTCATCGCCAAACCTTACGATTTTGTCCGCTTCCGATAGGAAACACAAAGTGAGGTAAATTTCTCTGTGTATTTCCCTGCCGAAGTCCCTCGCCCGCCTGATAAAATCTTCGGTTTCGCCCTGGTGCATTGCCTCAATAAGACAGCTTTTTGTTTTCTGTGATACCTTTGTTTGTTTGTGCTTTGCTTTCATAAATCACCTCTTTTAAAAAGACGGCCCGGACTATGAGCGCGTACAAGTGCGCCGTCGTCGTTACCGATAGACGCATCCGGGCCAAAAGGGAATTGTTTAGATATGTTCTTGTACTTCTCATATTTTCAATTATCGACACCTCAACAAGAGATGTCAATATAATTCCTATTTTTCTGCCAGCGTTTTGATTGCTTGTTTGATATGCTCCGGTAGCCCCAGCCAACGCTCGACAACCTGCGCCAAATCGGGATTAGACGCCAAGAAACACGCCAAGTCGTCTTTGGGGACATTCGATAAGTGTTGATTTAGTAAGGGATTATCCTCTTTTGGTCGTCGGGTTCGAAGCCCGGCACTCTGTCCAGTTGAGCTACGGGCGCAAATTCTTTTTGCATAAGCCAATATAACAATTCATTCGGCAAACTTCAAACCTTTCTCCTTCTTGGTTTGTATAGTTTAAGTGAATAACACCACATTTTTTTGACGTTTCTGTCCGAAATTGGTATTATGCTCCTTTTATCATCTGAGGGCAAAATTATGATGAACACAAGCTTAAAAACAATGCTCATCTTCATTATGCTGTGCGCTCTTTCGGTTACTGCGGCAGCTGATGATGCGATGTGGACATGGGTCAGCG